TATGAATATACACTAAAGTGCACATACTAAATGTCCTGTAAAAGATGTCCATGCATACGTATTCGTTGGTTGATAAGTATATTGAGAATGTCCAGCTCCAGTATCGTGATATAATGCTACTGAAATATAATCTCCAGCATCAAGTTTTAAATCACTAACAACATTATTGCTTATATACACATCTTCAACATCACCTTGAATTGTTTTTCTATTGCTTGCAACAGTATTAGTACCATTAGGTGCGGCATTTCTATCGTTTTTAAATAAAGAAATAATATGTCTATCTTCTGATTCCCACTCGCCATCACCATCAGTCTCATTGCCATCCCATAATGCCCTTGCATTAAAATGATATATCCCATCATAAGGTGCTGTAAAACTATAATTACTTATATCAAAATGACCACCGTTATCGTATAACTCTTGATTAAATACTATTGTTTCATAAGCACCTGTTTCAATTTGCTGACCATCAGCACCTGTAGATTGCCTAACTCCAAATGCAGGGTAATCTTTTGTAATTAATTTTCCAGATAAATTTATATTTCTCTTAACAATTAGATCTCTGTCAACTATTTGATTCTCATTTGAATTCATATAAGACACCCAAACACGACCTTGTTCTTTTCTATACCTTGCTATTCTATTATCTCTAGTAACATATATTACTTCCTGTCCTTCACGTAATGATGCTCCGGAAGGTTGCGACTTAACTATCTGTATTCTGTCTTGTTTAGAATTAGCTATTTGCCTTGATATTCTATCCATTAAGCCATTCTCTTATGTATAGGTCTGTATTCAATTCCTATATCATTTATTTTTACAAGATTAGAAGTAGCATCTGTATCTATCTTTACCATAATAGTAGATGCTGTTGGAGGGTCTGTTATGGTCCACTTACCTTTTTGCCAAACAGTTGAGCTAGTGGCACTAGGACCAGAAATATCCGTTTCCCAACTATCACCACCATCTGTACTGTAAAATACGTCAGCAGCTAAACTATTTGAAGCTTGATAAGTAATATAAATAGCATATATTTTTTTCATTATATTAGGATCGCCAAGTGTAAAATTCTTTGTTTGTAATTCTACACCAGTTTGTGCTTGTGGACTTCTGTGTAATTTATAAAATCTAGTCTGAAGTCCAGCACTATCAATATTTTCAATAGTTCCAACTAAAGCATTTGGAGCAGATGAAAAAGTAGTATCTACTGGATTAGTAATAGCATCGTGTGTAAAATCAATTAAATAAGTAAAGTTTCCTTTCTTTAAATCGCACATATAAGCATCACCATCTGAAGAAAATGATTTAATTACAAATATAGAAGACTTTACTTCATCGTATATAATACCACTTGTATTACTTACATAAGTATACCAAGTAGTATCATCAATTTTATTCTCTGTTAAATCTCTTATATTCTGACCATCGTATAAAAATAAACCATTCTTATTAACCCATACTGCTCCGTATTGAGTTTTTGCTACAGCTAAATGAGTATCTACTCCCATGTAGTTTTTAGTATCCTCTAAAAACCAGTTAGCATCACTAGGGGAAGATATATTTATTATATCCATACTATTTCGTTTAAAAGCAAGTAATCTATCAGCATATGATTCTATAGCCATATAATGATCTGCATCACCCTTAGATGCTTCAATAAAATTAAATGAAGGAAATGTATCATATCTATTAGGCATAGAATACATAATCCTATCTTTAAATTCAGTAAGGTCAGCTTCTCCTGCTATGCCCGGTATTTTATGCTGCCCTTTGTTTTCATCCTTAATTCTAACATTACATACAAAAGCCCTATTATTAGACACTACAGCATGTTTCCAGTTTTCTCCAACTCCCCCAATATCATTAGAAAATATACTAGAAGGATATCCATTAATTACTTCATACGTTATTGGACTTATACTATCTACAGCCATATATGTAGTAGCTGATGCTCCTATATAAAAATCTACACTAGAGGCAGATTTCCATTCTGTATAATCTCCTGATAAAGAAGTTCTAGCTCCTTTAGTTAAATTAATATCTAAAAGCAAATTCCACTCATCGTCTGTACCATTTTCTCTAATATATAGCCTACCACCAGATATACGTGGATCATAAGGTCCTTTTGCACCTATTTGAACACTAAGCTGTTTTAAATCGTTTGCTGCTAGAGTTTTTGTAGAAGACGCATTTGAATTATCTATTTTTGAATAATGACTTAATAAACTCTCTTGGTTGCCATCGTATATAAATGATTGTGCAAATTCATAGGTTTTTGCCTCAACTAAACCATCTGTTGCAGATGAAAAACAATTAAAATCAAATCCTTTTCCAGCAGTTGGATAAGTTAAAGTTCCTGAACCAAGGTAGTCTCCGTTACTTGGGGGATTTAAATTATTATCTTTAGCATAAAATCCACTATATTCATTTGAGTATCTATTTCCGGGATATGAAAAATGCTGCCTAGATATCCAACCATACCATTGTATTTTTCCACCAGTTTCTCTGTTTGTATCACAACACCTAATAGCTTCTTCAGATTTATAATATAAAACTTTACTCTTAGTATTATCAGAACTATGTCCTTGTAAAGTTATTATATCTGTAGTCCAACCAGATTTTAAAGTTGAATACACATCTATCTTATGTTCATCCGGATGTGCTAATAAAAGAATTTCATCTCCAGATTCAACACTTGTTACTGTAGCTGAAAAATAAATACAAGGGTCGCCAATGTTTCCACCACCTACTGCTGTTGGCAGCATAGAAGAAGGAGTTCTGTCTAAATTAATTTCAGTAGTTCCATTTCCACCAACAACTGTATAAATACCGTCTAAAACACCTGAATCAAAACTAGTAGCAGGAGAACCACCAGAACCTTCAGCAGAACTAGATATAACTATTTCAGTACCTGTGGGAAAGTATACATGTAAATTTACATTACTCCCCTCTGAACCAGTACCGCTATCATCTGGGCTATTCCTTACTGCTCCATCATTTATAGCGTACATATAAATTCTACTACCAGAAGTAGCAATTAAAAAACCGTGATCAGTTCCACTTGTATCACCAGCTATAGCTAAAGACCTACTATTAGCAGCATCTGCCCTGTGGTCTGTTTCAAAATATCCTAAACCATACCCAGCTTCTAAATGGTCTATGTGGTCACCTGTACCTGTATTATAAGTAGTAACTAAATTATTACCACTACCAGCTCCAACACCATTTTTCATATTAAAAGCACCACTAACAGCACCCTGCTGTGTAAATGACATATTCTTAGCTTCAGCTAATTCATTGTCTCCAATATCTGTAGCATCTTTAAGGTTATTTAAACCCCCGCTAAAATCTCTTAATTGGTATATTTGTTTAGGCATTAAATTCTAAATGAGTATAAGACATTGAGTGACGGTCCTCCATAAAACATTTAGAATGGGAATACTTAGTTGTTCCCAATCCAAAATATGTTGGCATCGGCACTACAATCATTTTTTTTGCATATTTAAATTTCTTATATCTCATCCCTTTATTTCTATGTGAACTAGATCATCAAAGCCATTGTCCTTTACTTCGCCGTCACTATCCCAGTCGCCTCCCCAGCGAATATTTACACCCATCTGTTGTCCTATACCTCGAACCATTCCACCCATATAGTGAAACCTTTCTCTGTCTTCCCAATCAATTGGGTAGGGAGCTAAGTCAACTGCTTTACCTTCTAAGTGTTTACTATATTTTGTCTTTGATTTTCCTTGAGCTACGAGTTCTTCCTGCCTAGCCTCTGTTCTCAAGCCCTCAATAATGGTAACATCCATTATCTTTATCAGCTCATTCAGAACATTTACGAGTTCTGGCTTAACTCCCTTTAATCTTTGTTTAGATCTTTTACCGAATCGTGGCATATTTACCCCCACAGTTTCCATTTACTTTGGATAACAGCCTTGCCAATGTCAAGAGCTTCTTTCATAATTATATCCTTTTCAGACTTGGTTAATTTATTATCCCTGTATCCAGCTTCTAATGCTTTAACTAAATCTCCAATTTCTTTTACAATCTGTCTATTCTTAGCTGTAACTGTAGTTGCATATCCAGCTACGATAAGACCAATTAAGTAAAAAAAGTTAGACCAACTTACCCAATCACTTACGAAGTCCATGTATTTCTCCTTTTATTTCCTTTAGTGAAACTTTCATTTCTTCGATCTCAGCAGTTATTACATCTAATTTATAAGTTATTAGATTTCTATCTGCTGCAACCTCTTTTTTATCAGCTTTTAATTCTAAGTTTCTTTTAATAGAATCTATATCATACTGCATAAATCCAAATGCAAGCGTTACAGAACAAACAAGAGCTATAATTGTTATAATATTTTCAATTGATATATTAGTATTTAATTTCATTAGTGCTTTCCATTTATTCTACTTACGCTGCCTTTTACTTCCATCATTACATCTGATAGATCATTTAATTCACGGACCATCTCTTCATGTCTTCTATCTCTAATAGAATCTGAATTATTCCACCTATCTAAAAGCTTTAAAAGGATAGATTCAATATTGGAAATGTCATTACTCTGACCTTTATTTTCTACCTTTAAAGCTTCAAGTGCATCAGCTTGATCATCTGCTCTTTTACTTTGTTTTATGTATCCATATACAAATAAAATGACAACAATTCCCATCGCTCCATATTCTGCGTACAATTCTATAAATGATTGTTCCATATTAACTCGCTATTATAATTATCCATATTAATAAAAATAATGCATCTATACAACAGAGGTCCATCACTCTTCTTCTTCCGATTGTTTGCAGTCATCACAAACTCCACGCAATGCTTGTTGAATAGGCTTATCACATTCAATACAATGAAAAGGCATTGGCATTATATCTTACCTATCATTTTCATTAGATTGATGTAATTTTTTAGATCTCGCATTATTTTCGTTTCTTTCTTTTCTTTCCCCAACTTAGAGGATTTAGATTTAATTCTTTTTGATACCACTCAAGCTGCTCCTGCATCGCTGCAATTTTTACTTCTTCTTCTGCTATATGTTTACTGACAAGTTCTTCAATGTTGGTATCAGCGTGTTCCACTCTTCGCTCAAGTTCTCTAATTCTGTTTTCAACTTGTAAGTACGAATAGACAAGTCCAGCGACAAGTACAAGAACCTGCCCAGCCCATTTAAGATTAATACTGACAACAGTATTATCTCCCACAACCGTAGCTCTATAACTTCTTGCCGTCTTAGGTTTACTTGTTTCACTCACTTTTTCTCTACTGTTTCCCATTCATAATGTTTATGACAATAGTTATCTCCTATTAATATTCCACCATCAACCGTGGTCCTAACATACCAATGTTTTACACTATCTTGATCTGTAATAATCATAAAATCTGTACTAACTGAATCAGATGGAGATATAGCAATACCACCTACAGACCAACCACCATTACATCCAGTAACAGTAGTAATAACCCCTAATATCATTAGCAGCATTACTATCCACCGAAATAATAACTTTCGTTCATTAGCTTTCACCAGACCATTCATCCTTTTTCATTTCTTCAATAGCTTCACTATGGCTCATCGCAGTAATACCACTTACTCCACTAACTGCATCTAATGTTCCATCTTGTATAGGTAGTTCATACTTTACAATTACTTTACTTGCATCGCTATTCCACCTTGGACTTCCAAGTTTACCATGTTTAAATGCACTTTCTTTAAACGAGGGGTTCTGTAATGTAGTCGTGTCTATTTCTTGTTCTGTATATGTGTACTCTTCTTCGACTTGTGGTATAGAATGAGGCTCTGCCATGAGTTTTTCTAATAACTCGGCTTTGGTATCGCTTGAAGAATAATCTACGCTACAATCATCCATATAAGCTT